CCGAAATTGTCGCAATCGGTAATGAGGTTCCCCGAGACGAGGGTCTGCGCCCCGGTCGTGTAGACGCCGTGACCGCGACCATTAACAGTGTCGTCTGTCTTTCGACAGTTGCTGATGGTGTTGCCGGTGATGGTGGTATCAAGCGACGAATTATCACAGTAGATGCCATTTCCGGCCACACCAGTGATAGTGTTTCCGGAAATTGTCGTCCTGTAGCTACGCGTTGCAATGCCAACAATTGCACCACGCGTAACGGTATTCCCGGAAATAGTGACACCATCACTGTCCTCGTGAGTATCGAAGCTAGTATGCGTGCAGTCGATAGCCGTGTTTCCGGTAACAGTGATTCCGCGCTGGACTCCGTAGTCGGGGGTCGGGCCAGCCGCAGCTGTTCCGGTGGTGACGCCGTGGCGGCACCTCTCGAACGTGCATCCGGTAATGATGTTTGCCGCGCTGGCGCTCGATACCTCTACTCCGTAGCCAATAATGGAATTCCCTGAATCGTCGCGCAGGTCGCGGCATGTAACTCCATGCACCTTGAAATCAAGGCAGTTAATCGACATTATTGCTGCGGCATTGTTCTGGTATAACAAGCCGCCTTCAATGATAAATCCGCGACAGAAGTCTCCGCGAATGAATGCCCCTGTCGCTGTTGTCGGCGCAGTCGTCCACTGCTTATTGTATATGCGCGGATTGGTATATCGCACATTCTGCACGGATGTGACCGGTGCGGCTTTGGCAGTGTCTGTCGTCAGGTAGCTGTCAGCGATTGCGCCTTGGACGGTGATGACGTCTCCGGCAACACTTTGCACAATGACCAATTCGGCTTTCTTGTGGCCAGCATAGCCTAGAGCATCAGCCTCCGACTGAATCCATGCCATTCCGCCAACTGTAAAATTCGCACCAAGACCAGCGCCGACAGTAAACGATATATCGCCCTTGGCGACGCTTGATGCCAGCGTCCGCAGAGTTCCGAGCGAACCGGCGCTGTAGAAAACAGTGTTCGTCCCATCATATTCAATGGATGCACCAGCCAGCCACTCAAGCTCGGTATCTGCTGGAACAGTAATTGTAGATGTCAGGTAGTGATCTGCACTAAACACAATCCTCGGCACACCCGAACTAACGGCTGCCTGGATATACGTGCCGTCATTTGTACCATCAGCTTTTGCTCCGAATTGCAGAACATTGACGCTGTTGTCATGCATCAGCTTCCATCGACCGGTCGTGACAGCCGTTGCCTTGATGACTGTCCCTCCGTTATCGGCAGCAGTGCTTACGCTGTCCCATCGATAGCGGCCACCGCCGCCATCACCAACTGCGTAATATCCAGCAACATCGACAATAGTTGTCAATGTCGAACTTCCGGAAATCAGCTTTAGTGCCGCTATGTTGGAGACACCGCGCAATACTGCCCCGCTGGCGTTGGTTATGCCGTCACGCTGCCAGCGTAATGCACCGGTCGATGTTTCCAGTCTGAACCGGTATGGCTCATCATCGTCAATCCAGACATCGGCAGAACCCTCGGAATCCAGAACTACGGGGTTAGCGTTTGCCGTGCCATCGCCATCTGAATACGTCTGTTTCGGCGTGCTGGTTCCGCTGCGGTATGTGTACAGCTTGCCACCAGCCAGCGGGTTTCCGTTTGCGTCAAGCTCACGGATGCGGACATATGGCGCAAGATTCTTGTCTGACATGATGCCTCCCGGCATTATTGCTGCTGATTGTTTGAGCCTTTAGCTTACCGGCATGCCTAGACAGTTGTCGAACTGTTACTCGGCATGGTTACTTCCTCTTGCGATCCTGCATTTGCAGGTTATGGATGATAAGTGCGCGTTTTTCGATGTCGGGGAAATCCAGCAGCGTCTTGCCGAGATTGGCTTGTGCTTGCGTCAAAGCGTCCGGAGTGGCTGCGGATTGCTTCATTACCCCGGCAGCAGTTTGCGGGTCAAGGAAGGCTTGCTGCTTCAGACTGGTGGACTTGGCGGTCAGCTTGGCAGCGGTCTTTCCCGCAACTGTTTGCAGCAGGTTGATGATTGGAACCTGCCCGGTCATGCTCGACACGATGCGCCAGGCCGCTTGATTGCTTTGCGTGTTGGAGCCTGCAACTCGGTTTGCCGTCGTGCGCAGTTGGTCGCGCCGTGCATCCTGAGCAATCTTCTTCCACTGCGACAGCATCCGGTCACCAAACAGGTCGTTAATCAACTTCTGATTCCCGGCGTTGTCCATGAACTTGATCAGCTGCGGATCAGTCATGCCCTGCACATGCTCGCGCATGGCCGTGGACAGTCCCGCCTTGAACTCCGGATCGCGCTTGGCCATTGAGCCGATGAGCTTTGATTCTTCAATGCGGTTTGGCGACTTTACAAACCGCTCAAAGGCGGTTTGCGGGTTCATGTCGCGCAGGAAGTGCTTTGCCCCGGTTCCGCTGCCGAGCCGCTGCATCTCGGCATCTAGACGCTTTGCCAGTCCTTCCGCCGTGCTTGCCTTGGCAATAGCATATTCCACGCGCTGCTTAAGGCCCGGGTAAGTGTCCAGCACCTCAGCATTATCCGTCATCCACTTGGCGCTACTGGCCCTCCAATTCGGCTTAATCTTGCCTTCCGGCGACCGTACCGAGTTACGCCATTGCGTAGACAGCCAGTCCTGCGCCGTCGCGGTTGCCGTCTCATCGCCGCCGATGCTGCGCTGGAACGAGCGGAAAGCCTCTTCCCCAGATTGCAGGAACGAGCGCGGAACGTTTTCCAGCTTGATTCCGCGTTCGCCGTTGCGGAACTGCAGTTGACCCGCCACGCCTTCCTTCATGTTGCGGGCATATTGCGCGTATTGCGCTGTTGCGTTTCGGTATGCGTCGGCAATTTCCGGGCTGATGCGGCCTTGTTCAACGGCATCATCCATTGACTGGCGCAGTGTACGCTTGATGCGGCCGAGAGCCATGGCTGACTGGCCGTCACCAGCCTTGGACGCCTGCCGCTCAAGCTCTCCGACGCGCTGCGATGCAACCTTCATCTGGTTGTAACTCATTTCCAGGTTGCCGGTGTTAATCGGGCGCAGGTCGTCGCCAAACACCTGTTCACGCGACCGCATCCAGTCATCCAGCGCCGCTTGATATTCATGCCCCTGCGGGGTCATGACCTTGCGTCCCCGCATGGCCTCATCCAGCGCATCGGCCAGCATGTGCGGGGAGTATTGGCCGTTATCCATGACTGGATAGCCATCTTGAGACAAAGATTCAGCCATGCGGTCAAACGGGACGCCGCCAGTCTTTGAAAATATCGGCTTTCCCTGACCAGCCCGCTTGTTGAACTCGGCAGGATCAAAGCCGTACTTTGCAGCATCTTCACGCGAAAGCCCGCCATTTTTGGCGATAGCGGTAAGCATGTCGTCAGTGTGCGGGTTTACCTGCCCTACCTCATATCGAGGCGGCTGCGGCCTGCTGGGAAGGGCTGGCTGTGGCTGGCCCTGTGCTGGCCGCGCAATCTGCTCGACAACGCCGAGAGATTCGCGCACAGATCCGGGTGCTGCCTTGGTGACTCCCGCATAAACATCATCAACAACCTTTCCGATTTCCTTGACCGGAAGAGGCAGATTGTTGATTTCGTTGAACGGGTCAATGGCGTAATTTGCCCCCGCCTGCTGCCGATACTGGTTGTTCAGGTCATCGTAAACATTAGCCATGTTCTGACCGGCCTGCAATGTCGGCATTTCGCGCCCAGCCTGACCCATTGCCCAGTCACGACTGGCATCGGCGTTTTGCGTCTGGCCTTCTGCAATAGCCTGGCGTCGTGCAACCTCATCGCGGACGCGCTGCTGAACCAATGCCGCGCCTTCTTCGCCCGGAGCTATACGCCGCATTTGAGCATCACGCGCAGCCTTGTTCGCAGCATAGCGCTCGTCAAACGGCTGACGGTGGGCGACATCTTCGGCCAGTTGCTTCTCGTAACCCAATACCCGGTTATCGCCCGCTTCCGCGAGAATCTGGCCTGTAGTTGGTTTGGAGCCTTGCACGGTCGGCTTGCGGGTGGACTCCAGCTTGGCGATGGCCTCCGGAGCGTTTGCGGAGTTGTTGCGAAGGAAGTCGCCCGCAGCCAACTCCCGACCCTTTTGCGTGAACGGTTGGCGCATGTTCTTGGCGGCAGACGCGACGGCAGGAACAGCATTAGCCGCCATGGGCGCAAGAATGGACGCCAGAAGCGCCGCATTGCCGTTTCCGGTGCGTTCGTATGCTTCGCCACCTGCCAGACCGGACAGCGCGTTCATTCCGGCCAGTTTCGCGATATTGGCCGCGCCTTGCGTAGGGGAGAGCATGGTTGCCGGTACAGACTGCGCTGCCCAATCAACCCGCTTTTCCAATGGCGTGACAGGCCGAACCTGACCCGTGCCGGTCGCATTAAGCAGGCGCGATGCCGGGGAAGGGCCTTCGGATATTGTGGTGAATCCGTACCTATCGGCAGCGTCTTGAATCATCGGGCTGCCAGTGGCGTACAGCGCCGAGCCAACAGCCGCCTTGCCCATGTTCAGCAGGTTTGTCGGGGTATTGGCAACCGAGTCAACCAGCGCAGCCGCGCCGCGGTTCAGGCTGGAAGGTATCAGGGAGGCAAGCCCGGCAGGCTCCTGTTCAGCGCCTTGGACTTCGCGGATCATCTGCGCGAAACGCGAAGCCGCGGCAGTGTCACCAGCGGCATGAGCATTACGTAACGCAATCAGCAATCTTTCCTGATCGGCCATCACTTACCTCCAGGAGCATACATATCGAGCAGTTTCGCATCTTCCGCAGTCATCCCTTTTCCTGTCGGCTTGGTCAGGTACATTTGCAACGCCTGCTTGTCCTCCGGTGAACCGTATTTCTGGACAAGCCTGATGGTTGCCTGCTTGGCAGCCGCAAGCGCGGCCTGCTTGTCGGCAATCGTGGAGTTGAACGAGTCGATGACGCCTTGAGCGGACGCCACGCGCTGGTAATCTGCGTCTGTTTGCACGCCTGGGCCAAACTTCTGACCGAGGGTGGAGATACGGTCGCTCAGTGACTTCAGGTTAACGTCAGCATTGCGGTCATTGCTGCCGATGCCAAAGAACGCGCCAACAGCGCCAGTGGCCCGGTCAAGCCCGCCGTTCTGCCCCTTTCCGGCCAGGTCATACGCCTGATCCATCATCGGCAGCAAATCGACGCCATTGCTTGCTGCTGTGGACTTCATGCCTTTGTGCTCAGCCTCAGCCTTGGCAATATCTACTTCAGCCGCCAACTTTGCTTGATACTGCGGGTCCATTTTTGCTTTTTCGATTTCAAGCTTGATGGCATCAAGGCTAAGGCCCTTTTCGCGCAAGTAGTTTTCAATCTTGTTTTGCTCTGCCTCCTGCTTCAGTTTTGCCCAGTTGTATGAGGTCTGCGATTTGTTGTAATCGGTCGTCGCCTTCTGGTTTGCGGTCATCGGGAGATTGGTTACTTGGCCGGTGCCGAGATCAATGGAGCGGTCGCCCTCAATCTTCGGCATCCCACCACCCGCAAAGCCCTGCCGCAGGAACGAGCCAAGGCTGCTATTGGTCAACCCTCCGGAAGGAATGGCCCCCGCTGCGCTTTGCCCCGGCATGTAAGGCAGGTATTTGGACACATCGACAGGCGCATTTTGCTGCGCTATCGTCTCGGCCTGCTTCTCCATCAGCTTCTGGGCAAGCGCCGCCGTGTTTGGATTCTTGGCGAAGTACTGCGCCGCCTGCGCCATGTCGGGTGCGCGGCCTGGAATGACCTGCTCCGGCTTTGTGATGGTCGGCTGCAATCCGCCGAGCAACTGACCAGCATAATCGGCAGGCTTCGGCGCTCCGGCAGAGGATTGCAGGACGCCGGAAACAGGCTGCGACTGTTCGCCCGTCAATGCCGGAATCGGGTTATTCGTCGGCCTTACCCCGACTTCAGCCGGAATACGCTGATCCGGAGTTCCCTGCATGGCAGCAAAACCCTTGTTGGCGTAGTCGTCCATTGCTGTCTTGTACGCGGAGCGCATGGCCTTTTCATCGGCATCGGCTTTTTTGCTGATCTTTGCCGACATATATCCTTGCAGCCCAGCAGCAAGAGCCGATAGCGGACTTGCAACGGATGCCATGTTGCCTTGGCGCTGCGGCATGACTGGATTCAGCGCCCCATTCATCATGGCCTGAGCCATCGCCCTTTGCCGGGAAATGGACTCGGGATTTCCGTACAGCGAATAATCATCAGCCATTTTTACATCCCCGCCATAATCAGGGCCGAGCCACCCAACTGACCAGCAGTACCAAGCAGCGAGTTGTAGCTGCCCACCTTGGCGTTGTAGATATCCATCGCGTTTTGGCCTTGAAGTTGCGCACCCTGCAGCAACGGAGCAGCCTGCACCTGTGAGCCACTGAACCCCTGGAACTGCGGCATGTTCGGCATGTTGCCGGTGCGCAGTGCGTTGATTTCAGACAGTGGCAGGTTGCGCAGGTAGGCTTGCTCCTGAATTGACTGTTGTCGACCTTGCTGGCCCGCGTTGTAACCCTGAATCTGCTCGCCAAATAACCGGGACTGCTCGTTACCCGCCTGAATCTGCGCTTGCATGGACGCGTCGTTCTTGGCTTGCGTCATGCGGTTCATCTCGTTATTCCATGCCTCGCTGCCCTGCGTGATTCCCTGCGCCGCCATGCGTGACCGTGCAGAGTTTTCGTCACGCTGGAATTGCGGATCAAGGCGCGACATCAGCGCATTTGCGACAGCCGCACGAGTGGAATCGGATGATTGCGGGAGATTAGGCGCATTGGGGACCTTTGACATATCAAACGGCGTAGCCATCTGATTGCTGACCCGGTCAAGGCCGGATGACGCCGTCGCTAGTAGATTAGTATTGATGCCTTGCCCGAGGTTGTATTGCTGTTGTGCCTGCGGAGACATGGAGTCAATAATGCGGACGCGGTCAGGGTCGCCGCCAATTCCGTATTCAATACGACGCGAGCCTTCGGCGTTGTCCCATTCAGGGTTTGATAGTTTGGATGTTGCGCGTGCGGCGTCGAGGTTTGCGACCCCTTGCTCTTTTGCTGCGCCTACATAATCTGGCGTTGCTGGGGCTTTCGGTTTACTCATGGCTGGCCTCAATATACCTGCACTGGTTTCGGTGCATGGTGTAGATGATCAGATCGCCATCCGGACAGCCGTCGGGTATACGCCCCGTTTCGGTGAATCCCAGATGCTCATCGAATCGCCTGGCCTTGAGGTTGCTTTCAGCCACAAGACCGATAATAACACGGCATTTCATCTGCCGGAAAACGTAATCGAACACAACGCGCATATATTCGCGGGTCAGCCACCCCGGAGCCGATGCGCAGACGTGCATATAGATCGAGGACCCATTGCACCAATCGAGCATAACGCAGGCGATGATAGTGCTATCACGCAGCATCCCAAAACACTGCGCGCCTTCCCGGTAATCGCCGCCGCCGTATCTGCGGCAGTAATCGCCCAATACAGGATTCCAATCAGGCCCGCAAACGATGTCATAGGCCATGCCCCACCTCAAACTTGAAGTCCGTGTTGATCCACTGCAGGTCGGTTATCCGGTTGGCAACTTTGACATGCATGGCTGCGTTGTAGCCAATGGCCGGACATGTCAGCCAATCCTGTTTGGCTGGAGAATATCCGCCAACCCAGACCGCCGACTCCCACAGCGCCGAGTTCCACAACGCGTAGGAATCTGTCGAGAATGTCGGCCATCCTGCTGGCGGGGTTTGCGAGTACTCAACATTGATTCCGATACTCAAGCCGAACGCATTGGCATCTGCGCCTTCCACAGCGATCACAGGGCGCAACAACTTGAAGTGTTTAAGTGCACCAGGATAACCAAACGAACTAAACGCCTGCAGGCATTCAGCCAGGATATTGCTTTCGCCATCAAGCAGGCCGTCCCAAGCCTTGCAGACTTTCCCGGTGGTTCCGAAATAAATATCTTCGTTAAACTGCTCCCAGCAAAACGCATCCCATCCGGTAAATCGACACCACGACCCGGTGATGGTATTCATTGCGTATTGATGGTTTGCCTGCGTGCTGATGGGGACATTCAAGATCAGCATGTTTTCCTTGGGATACGGAACCAACTGCCAGCCAAAGTTAGAGCCGTAGAAGGATATTGCCTGACTGGTTGCCTGCTGAATCTTGTCGGTGACTGCCAGCTTGTTATTGACGCGCACCGTCGTCAGCGCTTTGGACATCGGCATAATGCCGTCCTGGCAGATGATGAGCAATTCCGATCCCATCTTGACAAAACAGCGGCGACCAACCGGCGAACCTACCCAATAGACGCCAACCAGCGCCCATGTAGTGATGCTGGAAGGGTCATACCCCTTGTAGACCGCAATCTCGCCTTGCGATGAAATGAAAACCGCATGATCATCCATCCCATACCCTGCATCGATAGTCCATGTCCCCATGGCCATCAGGTATCCGCCTCGCCCGAAGACGGCTGAGAGGTCGAACTTTGTTGCAGCGCCACTAATGGAATCAACAGCAAGATACCAAACATTAAAACTATTAACCTCAGTGAACCAAAGACGGCGCTGGAACACATTGACATGCACAAGGCTGGTAGTTGTGACACCTGTAATTGCCGGAGTGCTTGCCCCATCGATTGCAGTCCACGTCGAGCCATCGTATAGCAGCGGTTTGTCATTGCCGTTCACCATGTACATGTATTTGCCGCCAGTGGTGGCCATGTTCGTGACCTGCCACCGATTGCTATTCTGTAGGGTAACCTCGGCAACCCCTACCGCGCCAAGCGTTGACGCATTGTAGATACTGCCGCCTGCCGCCGCGAACATCTTGTTTGTCCCGTTCGCTGCGTTGTAAATGGCCAGTGTTTCAACGTCATCGCCTACGCCGCCTGTTTCAATCCCTGTTGACCAGTCGGTGTATCCCTTGCGCACCATGACAGAAGTCGTGAGCGGGAAAAAGTTGTCCATGATTACGGCGTCTTTAATGTCCATCGCCGCCAGCGAATCACGCGCATTCCATCCTCCAACCGGAGCCGGAACCGTGCGCCCGATTGCGTTCGGACCGCGCCCTTTTGCCACGATAGCCTGTCTCATATCGGCCAATTCCCATAAGGCACAACGGTACCCGGCAGGCGTACAGTCGGCTGGCCGGTCATCTTGATGCTGGTAGGCCCCTTGTCGCGGCCCATGGCATCCAGTACACGCTGCTCGTACAGCCGAAAATCCTCAGCATATTCCAGCCCCTTGACCTGCTTCCAGCGCCAGATCAGGCCGATGGTCATGATCTTTTCGTCAAGCAGGCACGTGTCATCGTCTGCTGTGAATGAGTCCTTCCCGGTGACACCATCAGACGCAAGCACAAAGTTTTTGCTGACATACTCAAACGCCAGCGTCTGCAATGCGGTCGGATTCGGAATCATCCACATATGACCGCCGCGCAGGATGAACTGCTGATAAGGCCCTGTCTGCGGAGACGCTTTCAGGGTTTGCCAGTCTTGCGGGGTGATACAGCCATAGACCGGACGGCGCAGAGTGCGATTCCAGAAGGTATCCGTAACAAGGTACTTGAAATCAGTCCCGGCCAGCGTAGACATCGCGCCTTGGTCGTCAGCAGCCACTCCGGTAAACGTGGATTCCTTGCGCAGCGATTGCCACGCATAACGCTCCGACAGCGACTCGCCTTCCTGATTCAACAGCGTCAACAGCTGCATGATTTGCGGGTCAGACGACGACACAACCGCATTGGGCGAGACAATCCCGATGCGTTGCGCGGCCTGCTGAATCATGGAAAGCATGGTCATGGCTATTTCTTCCGGTTCAGTTCGGATTCCAGTTGCTTAATCTTACCATTGGCCGACTCAAGCGCGGCAGTCAATTGCTCGACTTCGACGCGCAGCGCTTGGTTTTCAATGGCGAGCTTGTTGCCGTTGTCGTCTTTGGTCTTCACCCATGCTGCAGCCTTATCCTTCAATGCCCGAGCGCCCATACCGATGCGGGACAGTGCGCCCTCGTTGGCGTCTGCCAAATCCTCAAGGGTCAGCACGTTGGCCGAGATGCAGCGCTGTTGTTCGGACGGTTGCAGGATGAGCGATCCGCGCACCGGAGTGCCGAACGCGGGGATTTCGTTTCCTGCCTTGAACTCCTCGAACGACCGCTCGAAGTGATCAATGAATTGCGGCGGCCATGACGGATCGCCGGAGCGGGATTTAATCTTGATTTCTTTGAGCCATTCTTCCGCGAGCTTATCAACGCAATCACGCGAGCCGGACGGCGTAATTAGCGCAAAGTAAGCGTCTTTCGTGACCTCGTAGCCCTCAGCCACAGATGCGGCATGGTCACGGACAGCACGGAGCGCCCACCGCACATACGGAGGACGAGCTTGATTGTTAATGGGTAGGATGCCTGCTGATGTCATTTCGGGTTGCCTCTAGACATTTATTTGATGAATGTGGGGCATAACGTGAAATTATGCCCCGGTTTGCTGCGTGACGGTTAGGTCACTTGGCCTTGCACGAACGGGAAATTGATTGACGCCTTGATGAACCCGGTGTAAGTACCCGTGACCGAAACGGAGCCTGTTGCGGTTGCGTTAGCAGACATCGTTACCGTGCGGAGATCGTCGCTGATGCCTGCAATTGTTGCTCCGCCAGCAATACCCGTACCGGACAGAGCCATGCCGTAGAACCAGCCATCAGCCGGGACGGACATACGCAGCACGGCAGAGCCGGTGATGGTGGAGCAGCCAGCCTTGACCACGGTTCCGGTAGAAGCCAGCACCGAGACGGCGCTCAGGATCTGCTTGCCGTTGGTGACAGCGCCGACAGTACCCGCACCGGTCAGGCCGAACGTAACGCCAGCCGCCACCGATGCCGTTGCCGACACCGGAAACTGGCCAGCAACACCAAACCATCCATACTGCCCTGTCGTCATTGGCGAAATCGCCACGGCGCATGGCGCTCCGGTGTTGGCCGTGTTGGCTGTGGCTGTGACGGTATAATCCTTATCCCAAGAGCAAAGGTTGCCCTGGGCGATTGTCCCGCCAGCCTTGCCATACATGAATGTTGCCCCACCCCAATACGAATCAACGCCGAACAACTTCGCGCCAAGGATGTGGTTTTGAGTGGTATCAACAACCCTGCTAAACGCCAGAGGCTGATTACCGATTACCGAACTATTTGCAAAAGCCATATCAATTCTCCTGTTAGGCCTTCATTACGCCCTGGAGCGAGCGGTTGCTGCACACCAGATTGCCTTGCCACAGTACCGGAATCACAACGGCGTCCTGATTCACAGCCCGCAACTCCGGAATCTCGGTCATGTTGGCATCACGGTGAACCGAGAGGCCAAGATAATCCGTATTCAGGAAGTAGGCGTGAGCGGTTGGGATGCCGCCGCCCAGGGAGCCGCCGTCAAACACGACATTCGCGCCCTTGTACTTCATCGAAATGAAGCCGCCGTCTGCCTTTTCGGAGTCGGTGTAGCGCTTGATGCTGGTCTGCGACTGCTCGTAGAACGTAAAGTAGTCGTTAGACATCACGATCAGGTCAGGCTGGTCACTGCCACGAGTCAGGCTGATATACAGCGGCAGCATCAGCGACTCGATAGTGGTGGCCGACGGAGTGATTCCTGCGCCGCCCTGAATCGGAGCCGCAGCGGACTGGACCTGATTTTGCCAGAACGTGAACGAGGACGAATCAATACCGCCCACTGT